TCCTCTTTGTGTACAGGCACTGCAGGAGGTTCCTGTGGCGCCGCACCCTCATCCATTGCCGCTGCCGCATCTGCCGCCATCGTTTCCAGCTCTTCCGGTGATGCATCCTTAGCCGCCTGGGCAAACCACTTGAAAAATAAACTGTTCTTCTTCATCTTCCCATTCCTTTCCGGCCTTTTCACGGCCTCTACCTTTTTCTTTGAATCTAAAATCGCAACATGCTTCCCGGCCCTTCCCCGTGTCACCACGGCGATATGGTTCCCCCGGATATCATGCTGCGAATAGGTCCCATCCTCATTTTCCGTGTAGCTGCACTCATATCCGCAGCTTATTTCCCGCTTACCACCCTGAACCGCCCGGATTAATTCCTCATCCTGGATGTGCAGGTCCGCTATCACATGTCCCTCCCATTCCCCTTCTCCCTTCCGGATGTTCTGGGCGTGCCCTCTGGCATACTGGGTACAGTTGTCCGGTGTGAGAAGTTCAGGCGGATGTTCATCCGTGATTGGCTTACCCTCAAAACTGGATAAGGCCGCTTCTGAAAAGACCTCATCCGGCGAACGGTATACCTTCACCATCTTGGAAATATCCCCGTCCTGTTTCAACTCGCTTTCCAGGTACTCCATCTCGCCAGTTCTGGCTATAGGCACATTGCGGCAAATTAAAAAGCCCTCAACCGTTTCCATCTGGTTGGGGCTTATCGTATAGCCATAATATGCAAACATCTTATTCAGTTCCTTCCTGTTGCGATATCGCAACAAAAATGCTACCAGCGCCTGACCGATAGCATTACACAATCAACATCTCTTTTATTTTTTCCGCATCTTCAGGGGATACCTCATCATACTCCCAATCCTCTCCGATGAAAATACAAGACTGCTCTGGCGCAGGAATCCACTTTCTCAACCGCTTATCATACCGTTCAAAATTACCGTTCAGGAAGCGATACAGACGATTGGCCTTTTTCTTTTTACCATCATAACCATAAACAAAATAGAAATCTTTCATATGACCTCCTACTTAATCCGGTCAATATTTACCGGCACTTCTAACTGCGCAGATAGCTCAAACATCTTTTTGTTCAGTTCTGCTCTTCTCTCGGGTGTCGTGGTGTCCTTCCTGGCCTCCTCATACAGTTTATGCATCGGGCCATCTTTAACCTGGAAACTTTCTGGTGTATGAAACTGTATCTCAAATTTCTGACCAGAAGGAGCTTGGAATATGCAGTTAACGCCTTTATATGCAGACCGTTTATCCAGCCAGGTATTTCTCACCCTAACCACCTTATATCCTTTTGCCTTCATTGCATCCGTGACATTTACATATGCATTTGTTAGGTTCAGTGGATTATCCTGGTAGGTATACCGGATTACATCATTTGTGGAGTTAATAGTGTCCGTAATGGCTTGTGCATCCAGGCTATGATTGCTGTCTGTTCCCACCTTGCGCAGGAAGGAATCCTTCGTTTTTACACGGTGCTCCAGTCCAATCATAGACACCCCTGTATCATTTGATATCTTGGTCAAATCAGCAGTGATTTCCGGTTCTTTTGCAATGATCTTTCCATATGCATTTGATTTCCGGTAAATGGCCTGCGTTTCCTTCCATTTTACAGATTCATTATACTTCATGTCCCTGAACTTTTCAAAGGTTTTCGGCATGTCATTACCACATACCTTTCGATACCGATTATACTGCTTGTAATCATTTAACAGCTTCTGTCGGTTCCTTACCTTCTCTTTATATGCCGCAATCTGCTTCTTGGTTCGTGGGTCCACTGTAATCGGGTTTTTTTCAAAGCTGGAGAAGTCCTTGTCCTTCTGAATCTGCTTATCCGTTTTACCCATGGTTGTATACTTGACCAGGGAATGCAGGCAGTTTGGATGGATGTTAAGGTATGTATTGGCCAAATCCTCCGGCCCATTCGGGTCAATCTTCCCAAAAGCCTTAGCCAGGGCTGGATAATCCGGATTAGTTCCGGAACGGCTATATACCCGGCCTTCCAGCGGGGCACATACCGGACAGGTGCTGCCTATTTTTATAATCTTATACAGGTCATGGTCTGGGTCTGCTGTCAGGATAGCTGATACTTCCGCCTGCCTGGCCGTTGCCCTGGTTGCCATATTGCAATAATCCTGCAAGGACCATTTGCGACCTGCCTTATCCACAAACGCTGTGACTCCCTTGCGTTCCAGTTCCTGGGCCATACTGGCCGCTGCTTTCCCGGTGCCATAACCAGCCGCTTGCTGCTCTGCTACAGCTTGCAAAGCAGTATTCCGCAGTGCCCCCTCCTGCTGCCTACCAACCTGAAACACTTCCTCAATCGTCTTTTGCGCGGTAGTTGACGCTTCCACAATGTCCCCCAGCAGATTGTTAGACAGCTGCTCCACAATCCCCATCTGCGTTGCCGTAAGCCCGGCTGCGTTGGCATACCCATTGGCCGCGGCCTCTGACCGGTAGAAGATGGACTCTATCATCGACGGTACATATGCCCAGCTCTCATCCACCATCTCCTGCAGTATCTGCTGGGTACGTTTGAGGGCTGCCACTTCTGCGTAGTCTACATACCCACTGGTACGTTTACGGTTAATCTCGGCAATCAGACGCCGCTCCGTACGCAGGAACAACATCCGCAGGAATCTGGTCTTATCATCTTTGTCCGGTGGCCGTATAAGTGTCGGCATTATCCATCATCCTCCCCGGCGCCAAAGGCTCCCGGCAATGTCAGTCCAGCCAGCGGGTCCTGCATAGCCTTGTAATCTGAGTATGTCCTGCCCTTCGCCTGTTCAATTGCTTCGTCTGATATGGTATTGTACATTCCTGTCTCATCAGCCAGCGCTTTAAGCTCCTTCTGGGCCGTAGCCGCGTCAATCAGGTCGCTCTGATAGACGGACAATACCGCCTGCGTTTTCTTCTCCGTGATATCCGCAACCTCACTGGAATCCGGGGTCTGGAGCGGCGGGAAATCTACGTCCATGTCATCAGGGACCGTCCCCCAGGCAGAGAGGGCCATGATTGGTAACAGGCGCTCCATGATTGGCCGCAGCTGGTTCTCCCGCAGTCCGTCTATATAATCATAATAGTTGTTCATATCACTCTCACCCGTAGCGTTCATGCCAGCTGGCGACCGTCCAAACAGTTTCGTGACGGGAGTCTTTGCTGCTCCAGCTACATCCATCATCACCCGGTCATATACCTCTGGCAGACCGGTAAACGTGTACTGGGTATTATGCATGACATCACCCTTGTTGACCAGGCGCGTGCCGAAGTTGCTTTCTATCACACTCTGGGCCTGCAGGGTCTGCCAGAACCGGCGCTGGGACTCCGCATTGCTGGTTGCAAGCATCTGGTCAAGGCTGTCCGTTTCCATGTAGTTAACATTGGCCCGGAAGGTCAGAGATGCTATGTTAGCGGATACATTGTCCCGCTTTACCAGTTCATTGTAAATGGCTTCAAGCTCTGACTCTCCCCAGTAATTCTCTGCGATTTTCTCGTTGTAAGGCAATTCCCGGCCAGCAAAACGCAGTACCCTGCTATGGTGTACCCTGGATATGAGCGTGCCGCTCTCTTCATCCCGGATGGTATAGTATTCCGGGAGACCGAAGTCCTGGTCCGATGGGTCCGTCACCTGTCCCAATTCCGGATAGATGCCGCTCCATCTGTCCAGTATCATGAGCCCCAGAAAGCATCCTGGAAGTACCAGGCCATAGTCCAATGGCAAGGAAAGGTCATCCTGACCGCGTATCATAACGATACCAGCCGCGCCTCCATACAGTCTGCCCCAGTACATCCCTTCAAGGAGGGATTTGCGCAGGTGCACCTTGCGTTCTAGCTGCTGCATGGCATCTATGTATTCAGGGGCGACATTGCTTTGTATGGTATACCACTTACGGACCATGTCTCCCGGTATCGTCTCAATGATGTTCTGGACAATCCAGTTCTCCCTATACAGGCTGGTCAGCAGCTGGTAATTCTGGGTCATACGGGTAAGTGGGTATTGCGTGGCCTGCAGTAGGTCCTGTGTGCCGTATCCCAGCCGCGCTATTGGATTAGAAAAGGCATCCATCGTTGTGACGGGCGCCTGCTTTGTGTCTGCCCGCACATGACGGGTGTTCCTGCGTTTTGACATCTCTTATCACTCCCCTTATCTATAAATTGCTGCTATATACATGATAATCGCCCATGCCAAGAAATAAATTACTTCTATTGTTTCTCGTTTATTATGACATTTTAATGCCTTGATGTCATAATAAAGGAACAGGGCGATTGCTCCTATTTTTGAAATTACCCTAAACACTTCCATCATTTTATCCCTATCCTCCATTCCGGTAACTTCGTGAAAATATAATATCGCAATGCATCCGGTCCATGGTCCATCTGCTTTACAGGTTTCTCTTCTCCGCGCTCCATGGCCTTGTCATCCCAGACATATGACCGCATCTCTTTAATCAGACCTGTGCATCTCTCATGTATTCGTATCTTCCCACGATACAGCATGGATGACACAGCCCTAATGCCGTCCTCCACATCATTCTCAGCCGGTTTCACGACATAGCCCCGACCGCGCAGTTCTGTGATGAAGCTGGCTGCCGATGGGTCAGCTATGATGTCAGCCATCAAATCCGGATTATCCCCCATGAACACGTCCATATCATCACCATACTGGCTATCCGTTTTTTGGACCTTCTCTACACGGCTGTCCCACCGGTATTCCCGGTCCACCCAAATGATGTCCCCATCATCGTAAATGTCCAGATACACACACGGGTTAGTGGTCCCGTAGTCCAAGGCTACTGTCCGGACGCTCAAATATTCCAGTCCTTTTGGTCTGGTCTCATCGTTATAGATATTGGCCTTTGTGAACATGGTATATATCAGGCCCTCAGCTACAGCCCATAGCCCTCGGATATAACGTAAAAAAAAGACACCAGTGTACATGCTCCGGTATCTCTTCTTTATCTCCTCATCCAGGGATAGGTTATCGTCCATGGTAAAATGAAGGTATAGAAGCCGCTTAACTTCCTGGCCCTTTTGCTGCACCTCCACCGCTTTCCACTTCCCGATGAAGCCAATTGCCTTGTCAATCCACCCAACCTTAAACCAATGCATCGGCCCGGATGGATTACAGTTAAACCAGAATTTACTTCCGGTCACTGAACACCGGCCTGTGGCCTGGTTGACAAATGACTCCGGCATCAAGGCCACCTCATCGAAAAAGGCGCCGGCCGCGGTAATTCCTTGAACCAGGTCCTGTGAGCCTTCGTCTTTCCCTCCAAAAATATAAAAGTAGTTCGTAACCCCGTTTCGGGTGACTTCCAGCATATTATTAAATTCACCAGACAAATGGTGTATGCATCTGTATCCCCGGCTCCGCAGCATGGTCTTAAGATTAGTCAGTACATTACGCTGGAAGGAACTGATTGTCTTGCCAGCCATGATGAAGTTCTGGCCGTCAAACGATTCCATAGCCCAGAATACGAATGCCAAGGACATGGCAACTGTTTTTCCGGAACGGATGGCTCCGTCCGCTATGATACCGTCATAATCCTTGACAGGGCTGTTGTCCATCCACCAATTGAGGACCATCCTCTGTTTCTTCGAGAACGGCTTGAACTTAAATATTGGCCGTTTCTTCATCTTCATCGGACCAGCCCTCCTCCATATCATCGTCAGCCCAGTCATCCTCAACAGTACTTTTCAATGCGTCCAGGAACCCATCATCTTCCTGATCTTCCTCGTCATCAGCGCCCATCTTAGCCTTAGTGGCTGCCATACGCACCTTCTGCTCCTCCAGGTCCGTTTCTGATTTTGAGGTCTGTCCAAGGACATCCTTAATAGCCGTATATGCTTTGACATTCCCGTTCATGGCCTCCCTGACCATGGCTGCACTGATGACCGTTTCCAGCGTACTGTCTAATCCTAATGCCTCCAAAATCGGGGTCCATTCCGGGATGTCTACCTCAGATGTAAGGATGGCATTCATGGTTTGGCGAAGATTCGCTTTACGGCGCCTAGCTTCCCCCGACGCTTTTCCTGCCTTTGAGGCATTTCTTCGGCGTTCGTCTGGCGTTGAACTCCGATATTGCATTAGGTTCCTTTCGTTAGCCATCACCTCACCTTCCTATCTGGCCATATTAAAATCAAAAGAGCCACGAACCTATGACAGCCCGCAGCCCTGGAGAGTGCATTAGTAATTTTTAATAATTAGTTCTTTGTATCTTCGGCTCTGGGATTTGACTGTTAGGTTGTCCAACCTCTCGGCCTCAACTATCGAATATCCTTCATATAATGTCCTTATTTCTGGGCAGTCATTATATGACAGAATAAATCTCCCCTTAATGTTATCCAAGGCAGCCTTAAGTCTTGTGTGGTCCTCCGGCTGAAACCTATCAGGGTAATACTTTTCAGCATCATAATATGGCGGGTCAAGATAGAACAATGCCATTGTTCTGTCGTACGTTTTAAGCAGGTGCTCAAAATCCAAATGTTCAATGACCACTCGATTGAGCCTCACAGATGCCTCTTGCAGTAATTCAAGCGCTTTAATCATATCTCTGCCATGTACTCCGAATGAATGGCAGTCCGTCACAAAGCTCTCCTTAATTGCAATCCAAAAACGTGCTGCCCTTTGTATATCTGTAAGTCCTCGCGCTGGCTGAATCGCATCAAAAAACATTTCTCTGGACATCAAAGTCCAGTCAAGTTCCTTCTGTAGGGAATCTGGATGATATTTAACTACCCGAAACAGGTTGACTAACTCACCATTAATGTCATTATAAACCTCCATCTTTGCATGGCTATCTCTGGAAAACAAAAGCCAGGCCGCGCCGCCGAATACCTCTATGTATCGGTCAAACGTGCCGGTCTCTGGGAACTGCTCCAGAATCGCCTTGCGCAGCAGCTTCTTGCCGCCAATCCAACTGATAAAACTATTCATATTGTCACTTTTCCTCCATGAAACATCCTGGTGGGAAAGTCCTGTCGGGTAAATGACCATAAAAAGAAAGCATCCAGCCATGACTGAATGCTTAAATAGCGAGGGACGGATTTGAACCGCCGACCTATGGCTTATGAGGCCATTGAGCTGCCAGACTGCTCTACCCCGCATCAATACCGGCTCGTCACCGGTATGCTCCAACTCACGCCGCGGTTGGCTTACGGATACCTTGCACCAGTATGGTATCAACTGGGAGCTGCTCTCTATCCGATTTGCGAAGCTATGAAGAGGCAGGAGAACGTCAGCTTCTAATTAGCCACCAGGGTATGGCACCTGGCGGCCGTTATTTGTGGGGAGGATGCAAAATCAATCAGCTTTCCGCTTCATCCAATTCTGCATATTACAATTATAAATCATCCAAACGGACATGACAAGGACACGATTTTGACACGCTCCTGTCAAGTCTCTAATCCAGCATAAGGGCATCAGCCCCAAAGAGATATACACTAAGAATCCCCGTAAGTTCCGTTATCCACCGCCTGGCTGTCCGCTCCCCATATCCGTAAATCTCTGCAATACTTTCGTATGTCATCCCATCCAGATAGAAATACTTGAATGCCAAATACTTCTCATGCGTATTCTTCCGACACTCCTCATCCTCCAAGAGCTTCAAGCACTTGTCTATGTGTCCTATCATGACAATACTCCGGAGCTTGCTCTTGAGGATACTGTTGATAAAGATATCTTCCTCTGTGAACTCCTCCAGTTCATCGCCATTATCCATGTCGGACAGTTCTGCCACTCCCTCCTCCACGCTCTGACAGATGCGGTTATAATTCTCCATCAGCTTCTTGGTGTTCTGGAATACCTTTATTCTCTTTTCCCTCCGGAGTTGCCTCTCATGCTCCTTAAGGGCTTCCCTTGCGGCCAGCCTGGCCACTTCCTCCAATGCTTCCGTCTGTTTCACCGGCCTCACCTCCTCCCGCATCCAGGTACGGGCACGCCCAGCACCCGTACCGTATCCTGCCCTTGTTGGTTCGCTGTCCGTCACACCCGCGGCGCCCGTTGTCTATGTAGCACTGTCTCATAG